GGATGCTATTACCAATTATGGCATTACTCGCCTGGCACACTACATACACCTACTTAGAGCAAGAGGTTATGGAATTGATGACGAGTTTGAGCGAGACATCCAAGACCGAACCCACAAGTGGAAACGCTATTGGCTTACAAGTTCACCAAAAGCTGTAGCTAAAAAATAATAAGGAGAATTACATGGTAGGAAAAGTCACTCCCAACGATATGCTCTCTGCAAGCCGCCTCCCAGCGGTCTGCGGCATGAGCCAGTATCGGTCACCGAATGACGAGCTGCTTGCAAGTATTGCAGCCATCAATGGTGATGAATTACCAAACATCAGCAACGAGTCAATGGATTGGGGCAATCGTTTGGAGCCAACGATTCTGACAGAGGCAGCGCATAGGCTTGGCTGCCACCAGCTGGAGATTAACCACGAGAAACCCTATTTTCACGATAAGTGGCCAATATCATGTAGCCTAGATGGCACAGCCACAGGATCCATGGAGGAGGTATTCACCGATCCAGAGCGTGGCATCTATGTGGTTGGTCAGTCTTCTATAAGACTTGAGGGTACAGGAGTCTTGGAGGCCAAGCTAACAGCTATGGATGCCGAGGATGTCTTGCCTCTGTATCGTGGGCCTATACAGCTGCAAGCTCAGATGGCTATCACTAAGGCATCGTGGGGCGCTATCGCTGTGTTGTATCGCGGTACAGAGTTGCGGATCTTCCTGTTTGCACCACACGCAGAGACCTTGGATCTCATCGAGAGAACTTGTAAGGACTTCCAGGATCGGCTGGATCGGTACAAGAATACTGGTGGCATAGACCACTATCCAGCTATCAATCCAAAGGATGCAGCAAGAACATTCTCTGCTGGCTCGATTGATGAGCCTGTAACCTTGGATGATTATGGTACTGAGTTGGCAAAGTTAATCTTGGAAAACAAGCAGAAAATTTCAACGCTTGAAGAAGAGAACCAAAAGGCACAGACAGAAATTATGAATATTATGAAAAGTCATACTGTAGCCATCGCTGGTAACTACCAGATAACGTGGCCACAACGTAGCTACAAAGCTCAGTTAGCCAAGATTGTGCCAGCAAAGGATGCTTACACAATTCGTCAATCAACATTAACCATTAAAGGTCTTAAATGAAACTAATCGCTACAGCCATGGTCAAGGCACAGAAAGAATTTGGCCCAGCTCTCAAGTCATCAACCAATCCATACTTTACATCCAAGTACGCTGACCTGGCTGCCTGTGTGGAGGCAGTCATTGATGCGCTAAACAATAACGGCATCGCTCTGATACAGAAGTGCCACGAGTCCGATACAGGAGTCAATGTAGAAACATTGCTACTGCATGAGAGCGGTGAGTCTTTGTCCTGTGGAGTTCTGCACGTTCCAGCCAGCAAGCAAGACCCCCAAGGGTATGGATCAGCTCTGACCTACGCTCGCAGATACAGCCTCATGGCTGCCTGTGGTATAGCGCCAGAGGATGACGATGGTAACGCTGCCTCTAGAACCGCTAGAAACCCCCTAGATTCGATTCCAAAGCTCGCTGGGGTACCTATCCCTACACCCACACCGAAAGTTGATTTGAACTCGATTAAAGAGGACATCCCTAGTAGCGTAAAAACAACACTTCCACCTCCGGGGTCAGTTAGGCTACAGATACCCGGCAAGGATGCCATCGAATGTAAGAACATTGAAGAGTTTATTAGTAGCTACAACACAGTCGCGGACAAAGTAGCCAACTCCAAACTGGCGCTGGCTGACAAACAAAAGAAACTGTTGGAGTTCAACACGCTAAACAAAACCACCATCGAGATGCTATCACCCGTCCAGATGGTAATTATGACTAGCGCAAAGCAGAATCGTAAGAAAGTATTAGATGGTGTTGCTTAGGTAGAGGGCGCGTTCATCATTGCGCCTTGATACCAAACCTTTGAGAACCTTGCCGCCAGCCTTTGTCCAATCGAGAAAGGCCTCAGCGGCACCCTCAAAGTCTCCGCGATTGTGTTTCATTCTTAGCGTTGAGCGTTGGAGGTTACCCAATCCAACATTAAAGGCAAAGCTGACGAGTGCGCCAAACCTCCCAGGAGTAAGGCCATCAGGACATAGTCTGCGTACCCCGCTTTCAAATCTCTGTAAATCTTCTTCAAGCAACTTGTTAACTTCATCCATGCTGAGGGTTCTGTTCCACCCCTCTGGGATTGGTAGGTTCTTACGCTCTTCAAGTTTCACCTTTATGTGATTGGGATCTATTACTCTTCCGACACCAACTGTCCACAGTAATGCTGGGCATTGGTATGGTTTTACTCGCACCCCTTCATGGTGGCGAATCATCTCAATAACTTTGTGGCTTAGGCTCATTTCTTAGAAAATGCTTGGGTTCCAAACCAGAAAGCGACTACAGAACTCCAAATGATTTGAGTCTCGTTATCCCACAGCACGTCTAATGCAATGCTGAAGTCAACTCCTGTCTTCCAAGCATATACGAAACCAAAGATTTCTACGAAAGCAAAGAGGACAAACATCCCATAGGTAATCGCTGGGCGAACCATAGCACGAGCGTTGATGACCCATGTAGATGCGCCTTGACCGATAGCTATGTCGTGGGCATAGAGCGACTCACGCTCTTTCTCTGCTGACTGTATGGCAATCTGCTCTGTGCGGATCTCTTCTACTCTGGCTTGAGCAATGTAGCCACGCTCTAGCATCTGTAGTTCACGCTCAGTCTGCATACGAGCTAGATCCATCTCATGTGCTTTGTCTGATTTATCTTGGAAAAAATCTAGCAGCTTTGGTAAGCCACCGGCTAGGAATGAAACGAGAGTTGTTAACAGAGTAAACATTATTTATATCCCCATACAATAAAATAAGCAATCCAACCAGCCACAGCAAAGCACCAGAACTGCGCCCACTTAGCTCTCGATAGATCAGAGTCAAACGCTTTCTGAAACTCTTTCTCCTGTTTCTCCAGCTTAACCCTGAGAGCCTCAACCTCTGCCCACCGCTTGCCATATCTTTTTAGGAAGTCAGCTCTTAACCTTATCTCTTCTCTGCGTACTTGCTCTTCATGTTCCCATTGCATCAACACACGCTTGAGAAATAACTCCTTGCGTACCTCGTTCTCACGCAGTTCTCTGCGCCTGTCAAGGTTGCGCTGCTGGGCTACATCGGATGCCTCTTTCTGGGTATCCGCAATGCTTTTAGATAGATCCTTGCTAACCTCTCTGCTGGCATTTAGAGAGCTGCTAATACCTTTCGCACCCTCCAGGAACCCGAATTGATCCGACACATTACGAGCCGATCTTAATGTGACCCATGCCAGCTAGGTATGTAACAAGGCCAACAGCTCCGACACCGACAATCCAAAAGAACTTGGTAACCACAGACTTACCGATATTAGTGTAGACCTTTTCAATGACCCGCTCTGTCACCTTCTCAACGATATCTTCAATCTCTTGTTCGGTAAGCTGGGCCATCATTATGCTTTCTTGCGTACTGTTTTGCGTACGACTTTCTTAACAGCCTTACGAGCTGGCTTAACAGTAACTGGTTTCTCAATAGGGAACTCAAGGGTAGCTCTGGGGATAAAGCCAAAGCGGTCTAGGATGTATGCAAAGATAAAGTTCATATTAAGCCTTTAACCTTTCTTCTAATGATTTAACTTTTTCAGTTAACTCATTAATAGCATTTACTAAAACTGGAATCATAGAATCTTGGTTGTACTTTAAATTTTCAGGATCACTATTATCAATAATGATAGGGTTGTCACCTTCAACAGAAAGAATATCCTGAGCTTTAAATCCATACCGACTCATGCCAGTAGGTGTGTCATCTTCTCTTGATTTTTTAAACTTATATGAAACTGGTTTTAAAGAATTAATAAAAGATAACCCATGCGGTACAGTAGCAAATGATGTTTTATCTCTAGCATCAGATGTTACTGTCCAAGCAACCTTAATGTATGCAGCTGTATGGTTGTTATTACCAACCACAATCTCATTACTTCCAGTAGTAATATTTCTTACTGCATCTGTACCAGATTGATATCCAAAGCAAGCATTGTTAGAGCCAGATGATATGTTTTTTCCAGCATCATATCCAACAGTTGTGATGTTGTTACCGCTACAGCTTAATGATGAAAGAGCGTTTTCACCAACTGCTACATTTTTTTCTCCAGTAAGATAAGTGCCTGAAGCTGTTCCTAGAGCTGTATTATTTCCTCCGGTTGAAACACCTAATGAATTTCTTCCAACAGCAGTATTATTTCCATTAGAACCTAAATTAGCAAGAGCGCCATCACCGATAGCGGTATTGTTTGATGAGTTACTTAACTCTAATGTGTTATTGCCTAGGGAGACGTTGTAGTTGCCAGTTGTGTTGGTATATTCAGATCTAAAACCAATAGCAATATTGCCAACTGCTGTTGTATTAGATATGAGAGATTCATATCCAATAGCAGTGTTGTACCCAGCTGTAGTGGAAGATAGCGCCTCGGTTCCTATAGCAATATTGTAGGCGCTAGTTTGATTGGATTCTAAAGAATTTTCTCCAATAGCAATGTTATCACTAGCAGTTGTATTTGCTAACGCTGCGTATGTTCCAATAGCAACGTTTCTTGCCCCGGTTGTGTTTGCATAGAGAGCTGATGACCCAACCGCTGTATTATCTACTCCGCTTGTATTTAATCTTAAAGCATATGAACCAATGCCTGTATTTAATTGACCGCCAGATGTATTGGCATAAAGTGATTCGTATCCAATTGCAGTATTTAGTATGCCGCTTGGAGTTGTTCTTAAAGCATTGTTTCCAATAGCTGTATTGGTTGCTTGAGATGCAGCGCCTTTACCAATAGTTAAACCTGAGATAGTTGCATCGTTAGCAAGTGTTGCAGCTGTTCCACTAAATGTAAAATTTGCGCTATCTTGCAATACTCCAGATGCACCAGCATAGGTTACCCTTCCCGATGTAAGCGCAGTATTGGTAACCGCAGAAAACCTTCCAGTTGATGCCGTACTCGCACCAATGGCCATTCCATTAATGGTGCCGCCAGTTAAAGTTGCACTAGATGAAGAAAAATTATTAGCTGTTAAAGCACCAGTTGTGTTTGCTATAGTTGCACAGGCAGTTCCATCTTTTGCTTTAATGTTTGTAACTTCAACATTCGTTGCATCTACAGTAGTAGCACTCAGCAAAGTAATGTTTTGCAAATCAATTACCAAATCCCATTTAGCAGCATCAGCATTGGTATCAATAGGAGCTGATCCGCTTGATGTATGTGCTGTATTGCAACGATAAATATTTGTATAGATTGGGTCTCTTACTAAATCTCGAATGGTGTAAGACGTACCAGCTGCCCAGGTTCCTCGCCAGTTACCAATATCTTCACCAACTGCTGGGTTGCCGTTAGCATCAAATGCTAGTGTTTTACCAGCCCTAGATGTGCGGCTAGGCAACGTCATATTAATATCAGTAGGATCTGTTACAGGAGCCTTGAGCGCTCGCTCTGCTGTCTCAGCGACTTGCTGTGAGTAAATGGTCTGGGAGTCTAGGTCAGTATTTAGGGTGCTGGCGAACAAGTCACCGCCTGTCGTATAGTCGCTAGTGCGCTGAATTGCTCTTGCGCCAACAAGAGTAATGTTGCCTGTGCCAGCAACAACCAAGGTAACCGAGCCTGTGCCGTTAGCGTTGATAATTACTGTGTAATCTGTGGTCAGAGTCAGCAATGTACTGCCGCGATATACAGCGATATCTGTATTTTGTAAGATTTCAAATGTAAATGCATATGGCCCGACACCAGTATTGGTGTAGACCACACGTCTTGCTACGTTGGATATCGCATAATCAGCCATAATATTTCCCTAATCTAATTGATTTTTCAATAAAAATCTACTACCTAAACTTACCTTCAGATTGCTCTAGTTTTTTGACATCACCGATATCCATGCGCAAACTAGAATCTTCCATGATTAATATCTTTCTGGCCTCCGCATAGGCAGACTCAGCAACCCTTTGTACTATTCCCTGGGCTTTGGCAAAACCAGCATTAGGGTTGTTTGTTTCCCTTGCATATGCAATAAAGTTTGGATCATTGGCAAGCATTACCAAGCCCTTTTCAATCTTATTCCCTTTCGTTGCCAGCTCAATAAGCCTTGTATATTGCTCATCATTTAAAGGCACCCCATTTATTTGTTTGGCTGGAAAATACATTGGCAAGCGGAATTGAGCATAAATCATGTGGGCTGGACTATCCTTACCCTCTGATGTTTTAAATGGATTAAATGTTTCGTTCCAATTACCCTCGCCTGTTTTTTTAGTAATTCCAGTTAATGGGTCTATTTGTGGAGGAAGTAAATCAGACGTTAATGGGTTTCTTGCCATAGCATCACCAAGAGCTAACAGCGCACCTTTCTTTATTCCATTAAAAGGATTCTCTTCTAAAGGAGATGAGGCCACCATAACCAAAGATTTTTCTGGATTAATAAAGCGTTCTACGTTTGCAACAAATGAACTGTGTATGCCAAAAGGACTGCCTCCAATAAGAACGCTAGTTGCTTGTCTTGACATATTAGAAATTATGTTAAATAAAGCCTTTTCTTCTTCTTGAGCTGAAGATTTCATCATCTTCATAAATTCGCTTATGCCTTTAAGCATAGGCTGTTCACTCATGTAGTTGTATAGACCCATTGTTCCACCAGTAAAGATTTTGACCATATCTTCTTCACTTGGGTTTTGCATTGAGTATTCTCCAATGCTTGCAGCAATTGCAATCATGGATGCCAATGGCTCTAAGCCAGCATAGCTTATATAAACCTTATCTTTTGATACGCTAACCTTTGTTAACTTTTCGTACTCTTTAATTCTTTCATCGCTTACCTGGTCTCTTCTTAACACATAACTAAACTGTTGCCAGCCGTTGCCCTCTAGAACTTGCTTGTCTCCAGTTCTCATTGGGCCATATCCAGTTAACTTTCCTTCTAGTGGCCCAGCTGCTACAGAGTACATAACAAGAGAACCAAGTCCAACCTTTGCCATTGCTGTATCACTTTGTATTCCACCAGCTTTAATGTCGCTAATAAACTTTGGACTTAAAACTCCAGCTGGTGTTCTACTTAATGTTTCCAACATAATGTTGGTTGGTGTTCTAATAAATGGAACAAATATTTTTATTAAAGGACTTTGAGTTAATCGAGCTGTGTCTCCCAAGAAACCTTCTAATTCTTTGGTAAATGTCAACACCCTTGACTCCGCTGTTGCTGCTTGCATAAGCTCATCTGTGGGGTTGGCTTGAAGAGACATTGTTAAGGACTCTGCTTGTTTGGCTGCGGTATCTGGATCAACACCTTTTTTAATAAGCTCCTCAAATAGTTTGTTACCTTCACGAGTAGATAAAATATTTATGTGATTTCTAAATCCAAACGCTTTAAAAACTTCATCTTCTGCCATCAATGCTCTGCCTGGTATGGTTACAAATGAACCATATATCTGCAAAGCCTTTTCCATAGTTTTGCCAAAATCAGTTTCAGCAGATATTGCAAATGGATCTCTGTTATATCTAGCAGACTCAATCTTTGTAAATGGATCGGTTGGGGTATTGTTTACAAAAGCTCTGTAACCTATTTCAAAAGCCTCTCTTGGAGACGTAACAAAACTAATTGCGTGGGCTTGTATTTCGTTTAATTGAATACCAGTTTCTCCACCAGGGAAAAGAAGATTCCTAACCTTGCCAATGCCAGATGCAACTAAACGCTCTGGTATTTGATATGCTCCAAAAAATGTATTACCAGCAATGTTCTTAGCGTGTGTTATTGGGCTGGACAATATGCCATTAATCCATGTAGTCATTACGATATCTGTAACCCTACCAAGCATACCTTTCCAATCACTTGCGTAGCCAGATGCTGACATTTCAGCCCTACTTGATCTAGAATCTAATGCAATATATTTTGTTGCAAAATCATGTACTGATTTAATGCCACCAGTTTCATTCATGATTGCATTAAGAGCGCTGCCTCTTTCTGCGGTTGACTGTCTTGCCTCAGAAAATATACCAAGCGTTCTTGCAATATCGGCCTGACGGCCTCTTGCCGCTTTAAGCAATGAGCCTTCTAATGCAACAGCTTGCTGAAACTCGCTTGCTAAATCAGCATTTAATGTTCCAGCTTTTGTTGCCTCTGTTACTTTAACTCCAAGGTCATACGCTCTTTTACCAGCGTCTGTCAATGCTAATAACATTTTGTAAGCATCGCTAGGGTTTGCTTTGGTGGCCTCTAATGGATTAAGAATTCTGGCTAAGAAAGCCTCATCATATCCTTCAGCAGAAACCTTGGTTGCTATTTCTTTATAGCTAACTTTTTCTATTTTGTCTGCGCCATAGGCTCTAGCTGTAGCCTCAATAAATTGTTTTACACCATCGTCATCTTTAATCAAGTCTAGATTAAATGCGGTCTCTGGTACACCAGCTGCAACCTCTGCCGATGTAGGAGATGGCTTGCCAGTAACTGGCATTGATGGTGCCTCTTCTAAAATTTTCTCAACCTTTTCTGGGGTAGCCTCTGGCATAACCTGATATGGCCCAACAGTTTCCTGTTCTTTTCCTTTTTTAATTAAAGGGCGCTCAGACTTTTTGCTTGGCTTAAAAATATTACCTAGATTTTTTAGGTCTTTTAAACCGGCAACTTGTACTGGCTCAAATTGAGGTGGCTCTTCAGCGCTAGGAAAGGAATCTTCAGTTGCAGATATTTTCATTGGCAACTCAGCAACATCTTTTTCAGCAGAGTCTAGTTCATCTAACCGCTCGTTTAGTGGCTTTATAGACATTATTCTGCTCCCTCAACTGTCTGTTTGCTTAAAACCTTTTCTGCTGAGGCTTGCTCTCTACTGAGCCTTAACTTATCTAAGCGCTTGGCATTTGATTCGAGGAGTTTGTTTTGAGAACTTCCAAGAGCCTTGCTTGTTTCGCTGCTAGATCTGGGTTTTTTGACTCCTGACCCAGCATTATCTGTTGCAGTAGCTGTACGGAGTCTATCGAGCTGGTCTTTGTATCCAGCTTGTTCGAGGATTGGGGCATATCTTTCATCATAAAATAGTGTCCTAAAGTCAGGGGTTGATGCTATCAAATCATCTGTAATTGCATTCTCTTTAATCAATTGTAACGCAGACCTGGTTTCATTGGCATCGCTGGCTTTTTCATATAAAGTCTTAGCCCATGACCAAATGGTTTCTTGAACTTCTGCTGGAGTCCATGTTTCGCCAGTTAGCTTTGTTAAATATTTAGCTGTATCCCGAACCCTAGCATTCATTGCTAAATATCCAGGCCCTTTTCCAGCATCTGTTTTAGTTAAACTTCCACTAAATATTGTTTGGTCTACTAAAGAGAATGATGCCATCCATGCATCGTTAGTAACTTGCTCAACATTGCCTTGCAAGTTTTTCATAAACGAATCAACTTTGGGGCCAGACAATACTAGTGTTGATGGATCCTCTGAGGTAAGCGCTCTGACAGAGTTATTTTTCCATGCATCCAATACAGACTCTTCGCCTTTGCTGCCTTGAACGCTTTGACCCATAACGGAGATAATTGATTCTCTATCTTGTGGTCTTCCAGCAGCTGTCCAATTTTTCCATGTTTGTAATGCGTTATATAGATTTGACTCAACGCTTGTTTGTGGACTTGTTGCAGAAAGTAAAGCCGCAAATCTTGGCGCATCCTGACCAAATACTTCAATAATTGCTTTTGCTGATCCTTCGTACCATCCCTTTTTAGCAATGCCACCAACTGCGGCAGCTGCAAATTCTTTTGTGCTTGGAAGAGTTGTTAATATGTCTACCATTTTTATTGCTGTATCTGTACGCAATTTTCCTTGCTCTTCTGGAGTTAAGTTTTTAATTGCTTTTTGTAATACAGCAGCTTTATCGCCCGGTATCTTTAATTCTTTATTGCCAACCTTTACGGCCATTAACAACGCATCACCAAGATCTCCAACTGGTTGAATGCTTAAACCAACTGGCATACCTTTGGTTGCTTGTATAGCGCTTTTAATTGCTTTTGGAGCATCTATCAATCCAGGTGCTGGCAAGAACTCGCCAACCTTCTGTGCTATATCAACTGTCTTTTGGCGCTCTGCTGCATTTGGTGCGCCAGCTGGTATAACTGGTGGCAATATATTGCTTTGCAAAACCTCTTCAGAAGTTGGGAACATACGCTTTCCCATTACGGCCTCTGCGCCCTCTTGGTTAATCAAGTCAACGATAGAGCGTATATCACCAGGCAAACCAATTGCAGCGCCTGTAGCGCCTCGTAAAGCGCCAGCCAATGTGTCTAATAAAGCAATTGCTGGTTTATCCAATCCACCAGCTTTTGCGGATTGTTGAGGAGTAACACCAGCTCTACCAAGACGAACTCCAGTTTGTGGAACGTCAGACGTTATTGGCCCAGCAGCCAACATGGTATCTTCCATAGGCTGCTCTTCCTCAATTGGCAACTGATAGCTATGTCTAATTAAATCTGCAAAACGATCCTCAATCATTACTGATCCTTATCCCTTTTTAATTTAGATTGCATATCAAGCAATATATCTTTTTCTCTTTTACCAAGGTCTTTTAAATCTTCTTTTGTATAAATTCTAAGCGGGTCATATTTAACCCCATTTCTTTTTAATCTATCCTGAAAATCTTTTAACTCAGATTCATATTGTTGATGTTCTGTTGTAGCAGAATCTTGTTTAATAATATCTTTTATTGTTTGCATTGGATCAAATGGTTTACCAGTTTGCAATGCCTCATATTTTTTATCACGCAGTTGACTTTGGACTCTTTCGTATCTTTGTTTTTCATATCCAAACCCAAACGTCATTTCTCCTGGTGCGCCAACAGCAGCCCTTCCATAACTTAATGCATCTCTCATTGGGGCATCTGGATTACGAGCCTGTTGTTTAAGTTTGTTTGCTTGCGTCCAACTCATATTTCCTTTTTCGGCAAGATTATTTATTTCATTTTCTCCAAGCAATCCACGCTGAGTCATTGATTCATAATTACCAAATTCTTTTGGTGTAGCTCCAGCGCCTTCTCCAGAAAGCAAAGCCCTCATTTGGCCATCAGGAAGAGTTACGTTTAATGATTTTATTTGACGATATGCATCTTGACCGCCTATGTTTCCAGCGGCATGATTTTCTAAAATTTGATTTACTTTATCTTGATTTATTGAAAGACTTAATGCATTTGTTTTATTATTAGCTTCAATAATATTGCCTGTTTTTTCAAGCCATTGAGTCTTTAATTTATCAAGATTAACTGTTTTCATTACCTCTGATAACTTGCCAAAATCTCTAGTAATTAATTTTCTATATCCATCTATTTCGGTTGGAGCAAAATCCTTACTAATTGCATATTCAATAATTGCATTAATTTTTGTTTTTTCAAAATCTTCTCTTGCCGTTTTAACAAACGCTGGATCTCCTGTTTGCATAGCAACTTCAAATATTCTGTTACGCTCAACCATAATGCGATCCGATAATATCTTTGGATCGTTTTCTGATTTTAAGGTGTCAGCAATAATGGTTGATGTTGCAGCCAATGCATCATTAGCTAAAGCAATTTTTCCTTGGGCTACAATCTTTGCAAAATTCTCAGTTGCTTTTACATATACTGAATTACCAGCAGTAGCCATAGAGCTTCTAAACTTTAAACCCTCTTCAGCATCTACAGCACTAATTGCTTTAGCATATCCAGCAGTCAATGATTTAATTGTAGTTTGAACTTCTCTTAAATCAAAAGATCCTGTTTCTACAGTAGCGCTTAACTTGGCCAACTCTTGACGGCCAAGAACCTCTAACTCACTACGCAGCTGACCAGCTTGTACTTTTCTAGCAGCATCACCAAAATATGTACCCGGCTTTGCAAATAACTCAGTTGGGCTTTTGCCTTCTTCCATTGCTCTCATTACTTGCTCTGCGCTTGGCATATTCTCAGCGCCATACTGCATACCTTCACGCTGTGCTCTTTCTGCTGCTTCTTTAAATGCAAATCCAGCCAATCGATCCAAGGCAGAATTAATACCCTGAGTCGCGGCAACAGACTCTTTGAGATTAGCAAGGTCTAGACGTGGAACGTCTGCTGGTAGATAGCCAGTTGGTTGGTAGCGTGGAAGTTCAGCCATAATTTATATTAGAGTGGTTGTGGTTCTGTTGATGGTGCGCTACCCATTTTTGCGTACATAAACCCAGCAGATCCTAGCTTACCAGCGGCATCAAAATATCCAGCCTGTTCAGCAATCTGTCCAGCGCCTTGATATAGGCTTGATTGGATAAGACCGCTGCGCCTTGTCATGTCAGAATTTTGTAAAGCAAACATAAACTCTTTGCCACCACGAGTATTGTTGATTTGCTGTATCAATCCAGCGGATCCCTCAAAGCCTTGTGTGCCACCAGCAAATCCACGAGCCACTACAGCTGCGTTAGCTTGGTTGGTACGTCTAAGAATCTCGTTAGCCTGTAACTCATACTGCACAGCTCTGCGGTCAGACTCAACCTCTGCTTGCTTGGCTTGCATCTGATACATTTTGTTGCGGTCTTGGCCAGCCTTAATAGAGCCAGCCGCACTAGCAACTGTTAACGTAATAGCAATAGCCGTTACTGGGTCTTGATATTTCTGTCCAATATGCTTGTTTACTGCTGGGCCATTAAATGGATCACCGATTGGGCCATCAAAGTTTTTAAGGTCTTGTCTAGAAAATCTCATATTAAGTTCCTTGATGTGTTGCTACTTTGTACTCTAAGCCAAGCAATGTCATCTTTAATGGCACGTCTTGCTCAATTGTAATCTTGCCTTCAGTTGTATAACCTAAAAGTCCATGCATTGTTTTAGTGCCTGTGTACTCGTCAACCGCTTCATCAAGGATGTCACCAAACGCTCTGAATGGCACCTCAATTGTATTAATCTTCATGTGCTGGGTACTAGCCACCAACGCATTAACCTCAACAATCCTCTTCTTAAATCCAATGCGTGTGCCTGTCTGTAGCTTTAGGTCTACCGGCATGGTTACTGCTTTTACAGAGATAGGTAAGCCTACCTCAAATTTAGTAGTTGATGAGCGTGAAAATGTAACTGTGCCACCGCCTGGTACTGTTTGGTTAGCCTGTACAGATCCATCAAGAATTACGTTAACTGTTTCTGTAGCTACATGGCTCATTGAGACAGATGCAGCAGCTCCACCAGTTTTAGCGCAGTCTGTCAGCAAGTCGTTATCAAATGCCTCTACAAAATATTGGAATGTGCCGTTTACATTGCGCTTGACTACCACATAGATGGTTGATATATCTACACCTACATCTACAAAGGATCCATCTACAGTAATAAACTCGGATGGGGCAATGACGTTTTGGGCGCGTAGCAATGAGAACACAGCCATCATGCCGTCATCTGCATTAGTAATCAGCAGTAAGTCGTTCTCATCAGTAGCCACAGACCTACGCAAAGCCATACGAGTTGGAGTACGCAAGAGATGGCCAGCAAGTAACGATATCTTTTGCGTGACGTATGTAAGCTGCGTATCAGTATAAGCAAACTCATTTAATGATTTCCCTTGTCGTTGTACAAACAGGGTGCCAGACTCTAACTGTTGAACCCTAACACCTTCTTTAATGCCGTTACGGCTTGCTGTTTTAACAAAGAAATTCGTTGGAGTAATTGGGTCAAGGCCGTTTTGAGGAACATAAAATTCACCTCCTGTTGTAAATACTTGTAGGTCTCTACCAGAGATAATGTCAACAATAGCGTTGAATGTGTTGGTGTCTAGTGTAGCCTCAACCGCATCGTCATCCAAGCCCTCTGTTGGGTCAAAGTCAAAGAACAGTCCAACCTTAGAACCCCATATGGTAGAGGGGCGCGACTTCGATCCACCGAAATATAGGCGGCCTTCATGGAATGTTACCGAGCGTGGATAGCCTTTGCCAGCACTCCATACATTTTCATAGCCTGACTCGTATTCCCACGAACCATTAGCAATGGCAGAGGTGTTAAAAAATGGGAACTCGGTAATAGCATCTACTGAGGTGCCAGATGTGTACTTAACAATCTTAGCTCTACCTTGTGGAGATGCGTTGACGTATTGGCCAACACTTCCAGCCACAAATACAGAGGAGCTGGCGGTTAATGTAATCTTACCCGATACAGCCGATGGTGTTAGCGTACCCGCTGGATTAGAAAAAGCAGCGGTAAAAGCATACTTTGGAATAGAGTCAAAAGTAATTGCTGTGCCTGTCCATGTGGCATCTGTGCCACCGCGCACAATCTTAATTGGATTAATGTCTGGATGAACCACAATAAGCGTATCGGCAGACTGTGTCCATACAATGTTTGCCAACCTAGCGCCAGTAAGCCCCAATGCAGATGTATCTAAATAATCATTAGCACCACCATTAATCGCTGTAATCAAAGCCTTATTCTTAAAAACGTGCATCCGATTATGCGTAAAGCAAAGCATATAGGAATCCGATGTGCTGAACTCAAACTCAACTAATCGGGTTCCGTTGCCAGCAGACTCTGTGCTAGTGTTTGGCAAGGATGAAATGTACTTAGTGCCAGGTCTACGTCTAATGCCACCCTGTGGCTGACACACCACATTGGTGGCCTCTTCTAATGCGTTCTGATAGGCAGCCAAATCAACCCTTGCCCGGAGCAATGGGTCTAACTCGCCAGTAGAAAAGTTTGTCTGGATAGAGACAAAGCGAGCCATTAATACCTCACAGCAATAAGTGAGAAATCGTTAATTGCGTTGGTTGGCTGGTTAAGGCCATCAATATTCATAGCCTGTCTTAGATATCCACCTCTGCCATTTTCAGCTGGTGAGCCAACGGCGACAGACTGCCAATACTGGCTCTTCTCTGTTTGGTCTGTAATAGGTAAAGCAAGGTGCCAAGTCATCATGTATTTGAGCAGCTGCACAAAGTAACTTGGCATATCGTATTCGGGTACAGCGTATTGATAGTCAATATAAACCTGTTGATAATCGGTAAGCAGTTTGCTACCCATAATTCTGTATTCTTTACGAGGTGGGATGCCAACAGAACTACTATCGTAAACAGCTCTAGGTGATCCTAAGCGGTCTCCAGGCAACTGATATTCGTAGCGGTACTCGTTAGTAGGTGTTGTTACTAATTGAGCAATAGAGGTCTTTTTAAAGCTAAATGACCAAGGGTAAAGCATGAGGGCTTGATTGCGAATATCCGCATATAAGCGGTCTGCAATTGATGCCTCGTCAGTTCCTTCATTAAATGAGGAGATTGGCTTTGCGCCTAACATTACGCAAGCATCAGAACATATTGATAATGCGGTATCGCCAGCTGCCATTTAAATCTCCAATGTAAGAATGGGCTATCGCCAGTTTTGCCAGCAATAGCCCATCTTGTTACTAGATACTATTAGTCAGTATCGGTTGCACTTACAGTTGTACCATCAGCAATGTCAACAGTTGTTGACGTTACCGAGTTAACATAAGTTAATACAAGACTTGGGGTTGTAGAGTCATAAACAAAAATAACGTCTCCAACTTTTAACACGTCTTTTAAAGATGCAAAATAACCAACTGTGTTAACAGTAGCTTGGGTATCAGCGGTTTTATACAAATACATCGATGGTGCATTACCAGCCTTCGATGCACAGACAGTTACTAAACCAGTATCAGAATATGCCATATCAGTCTCTCCTTAGATTAAGATTCGCGAGCGGTGATTTTGACAATACCCTCATCATCGATAATAATCGCTCCAGCAGAGAAAATGCTGTTCACTAGGAACGAGGTCTTCTCAGGGATGTAATTAATTTCGGTGCGTGGGGCAATACCTTCTGCATAGCCAAGTGCATCTTTATGGAAAGCAAAGCAAGTGCGGTCTAAAGAACCATCAACTGCTAAGCCACCCTCAGAGCGGTCACCAAGGATATGGAAAGTAAAGCCTAAGAAAGTATTGATTTCACCAGCAACAAGTGCTTTAACAGTATTGAAGTCAGAGCTGGTTACTGCTGTCTCAGACAACAACGATGATAAGCCATTTGCGTGGAGGATAATATGACGGCCCTCTGGAGGTACGTTATTTTTATCCAACAACTTCTTAGCTTCACGCAACTTGGCTACGTTCATGTTGGTATCGCTACCACCGATATCGTTAGAAACAGTCAAGCTGGTGCTAGTATTTCCGAGTGCATCAAGAATCATTTGGTCTTGTCTGCGGCCAATAGCGTTAGACAATACTTGAACCAACTCTGAACGCTCGTCAAAGTTTACTTTAGCTTGATTAAAGATATCGCTATATTCAGCGGCATTGTAATCAGCAAGCGTACAAGTAATACTTGAGAATGCTACGTTTAATGGAGTTACGTCAGATTGTGCAATGCGTGGGGTAGCCACACCTTTGCCAACCTTTGGAAACTTAACAGTAGAGCCTTCAACTCCTCTACGCTGACGAACAGCACCTACCAGCATTGCTTTGCCCTGGAAAGCCTGTTTTACCTCAGCATCAAAGAGGGTAACAAAGGCATTAGATAATGAAATGCTCATGTGTTTCTCCTAAATAGGTAAAAAATAAATTGGGTTTTTGCTTTGGTGTGCCTGTTGCCAGGGCCTACGCTTGCTACTTGCGGTAGCCAATCGTCAGATTAATCTGCATCAAGGGCCAACTAAATGGTATGCCTTAATGAGTTTCTAGCAGAAATGTAGGAAAAATACAACATCTAGTGAAATATTTTTTATACCAACTAAATGTGGATAAAAAACCCCCGGCTAACTGCACCGGGGTAAGGGTCACTCTCGTGAGGAGATTCTTTATATTAGCCGAAATTTTGAGCAAACATCTTCTCAACCTTGGCTCGGTAGGATGGATCTGTTTTGTACTTAGGATCACCAACCATTTGGTACAGCTCATCTTTGGAGGGAGCGCCCTCAATGGGCACAGACTCAACTGGGATGCGAGAGCCCTCATAGGTTTCACGCAGTTTCATCAAAGCCTTTAAGCCTTTGGCAGTACCGCCCATATACTTAAACTCTTCAAAGTCATCCCTGCCCCATACCCCCTTGTTTACAAGACCCCTGGCCCAATCTGTCATTCCCTTAATAATGACATCTGCATTAGGCCCAAGGGATGCTTTCTCTTCAGCAAGGGATCTGGTAACAGACTCTACTTTCTCTGCTCCCATACCAACAACTGTGCCAACGAGACTATCTAAGGCCATCTGCGATATCCCATTTTCTTTTGCCCAACCCATCACATGGGATCGAACTGGGTCATTCTCAGGAATAGAGCCAAAGGCAGACACGTCATACTTTCCATCAGCTGGTGCTTTGTGTTTGCCTTGCGATATCTGTTTCCTAAGATCCATCCAAGACTTGGCTATGCCTTCTAGATCGGGGGCTGAATCGTCTTTCTTCCAAAAGTTCTCAGGCCACCAATCTGGTCTGTCTAAGGGGGTGTCATCCTCTGGCTCTGATAGATGAGATATCTGTGACGATTCTGGGTTTTGCTGCTCGGTACCTTGGCTGTCCTCAGTTGTTACTGAGTCCAGTAGGCCACCTTCCTCTGTGGGCTGGACTGCTTCGGTATTTTCCATGTTTACATTTTCCTTGCTTTTAAGATCCTTGCTTCAAGATCCCGCACCACAGAGTTCTGTCCTTCTCGATAGAACGCATAGCTTGGGTCAGAGCCAGGCAAGGCAACTGGCTGCTCTAACAAAGCTGACCTAAGCCACTTCATTAGTTTTGCTCCATCCTCTGAGCCAAGAACTCGGAGGCATAATTTATTTAAATCCTCAGCTGCTTGTTGAGAATCTCTAACGTCTGTGGCTACGTTTTCTAACCCTTCCCAGCCGTCATTCATCAGCAGTCCTCTGCACCAGCATAGTCACTATAAGTCTTTAGAACCTCGTAGATTGCTGGGATTAAATCACCCTTGAGGTCTTCCATACCGATGTAGTGTGCGTTTTCTTTGACTGTAGCCATGTTGCCATGCCTTGCCGACTCATCGTAATGAATAGCGACTTGGACTTGGATTTGGTCTTTAGTGCCAAAGAAGTTAGTGATTCTAGCGTAGGCTTGTGGGGCTGGTACGCCAAATTGTGTTTGAACAGAGAGCTTGAGTGCCAAAATAATTCTCCTTTAAATAATTTCTGCTAAATTTGAAAGATAGTCATGAAACTGTTCTTTCGTGTTTTTGTGAAATCCATAATTTTTGTGAAAATATGAATGATGTTTACTACATAAAACAACCCCATTATCAAAATCCAATCGTTCTTTTGGATGTGTTGAATAAGCATTTAAATGATGAGCAATTAGTTTTCTGTCGTGTTTTTTGCAAATGTAGCATTTATATTCATAATGCTTAAATAAAGCTGTTCTCCATTTTTTATATTCGTGAGTAAACCTATCGGCTTGACTTGGTCTTGGTGCTACATAATTTTCAATATCAATCCCTATAGATTTTCTGTAACAATCCCAACATCTTGTTCTACCAAAAGTAAGTTGTTTTGAGCAATTTAAACATTTTGGATTTCCGCCTTTCCACCTTGGGTGGTTTTTGCCTTTTCTGTTAGGGTGATTCACATGACCATAAATCTTTTGGGGTTTCATTGCAATACCAGCTTTTAATAAAGCATTTCTAATAATATAGTATGGAAATTCCTCGGCATCCGCTATTTTTTGAATAGACATATTTTTGGTTATGTAATGCTCATGTAACCAATCTTTATCCCTTGTAAAATGATATTTAATTTTTCTACCCATATCAGAAAGTCATTTCGGTTGTGCGGATTTGGCAAACTGTACGAATAGTCGTACTAGCCTGTCCTGTAAAGGTAACTCTTAAACCGCCATTAGTCGTGTCTGCTGTTACTGCGATAACCCAAGTAGATGCCCCAGCATCAGCATAGGTAGAGGTTACTGTAGGTGTTCCGACTAAAGCCGTAGATGCCGCATTAGCACCTCGCTTAATTACACCTTCGATAGTCCAGCCTTTAGTGTTACCACCACCAGTAACTCCTGATATAACTTCTCCAGTAAAGAAGTAAGCAGAGTTGTTAGGCATTATGACTTGATTATTAGTAGTTGCCGCACTACCATCTGAAGTAAGTGCTGTGGCTGTAGCATCAGTTGTTTGTTTTTTTAATACTAAAACAGATGCCTGCCCATCTCCCGTATTAGATATAGCGTTTGAGGATATTGTAAAATTATTATTAATTGCCCTAGATGTTCCATTTACTCCTGAAACAACTGTGTAATTACCCGTTGACGCATTACCATTCCCACCAATTATTGATGCACCAAATCCTGATGCTGTATTAGCAAAACCACCGCCAACAAAGGATGTTGCTCCACTAGCTGTGTTACCGCTTCCATTTACACCATCATAAGTACCACCACCACCAATAAATGAACCTAATCCACTTGCTGTATTTTTCCAACCTCCCGCCACAGTTGACCAATCTGCTGATGCTCTATTCCTATTAGCCGCAGTACCTGCATCACCACCACCACCGATAAATGAATAACTACCTGTAGCTTGGTTATTACCACCGCCTACTACTACTCCATGAGGAGTAAAGAAAGATAGAGTGCTTGTAGATGAGCCTGATGCTACTTTGCTTAAAGTTAAGGATGTTCCGCTAATGGCGGCTACATAGGTATCAGTTCCAATAGAAGTGCCAGTAATGTACTGACCTACTTTAATGTTAGCGTTAGAACCCGACAAAGTAACGGCTGTCGTGCCGTTCATAGTTCCGCTTTGAGTGGTAACGGCAGAGTTTGAAGTTGTAGAGTTTGTAAACCCATTACCAACAAATCCGTAGTAACCTGATGCTGTATTAGAATTTCCAGCTACAATACCTGCGTATATACCACTTGCTGTATTTAAAAGACCACCGCTAATTGCTGATGTTGAGCCACTTGCATTATTTGCTTGACCGCCACCTACTGCTGTATAAAAGTTAGATGCAGTATTTTGACCACCACCAGCAACAACAGCAACAACACCGCTTGCAACTTGAGAAGCACTTGCTCTTGTAGTTTGCCAATCTACTGACCACGAACCCCTAGCATTACCACCTGCTGTAGT